TAGCTTCACAACAAAGTAATGATGATTTACTAGAGTAAAAACTATGAAACTACCACAAACAATAGTTTATGAGAGAAATAAGGATTGTAAGCTGTGTGGGCGAGAAATGAATGAAAATGAATACAATTTGTACCGTGGGCGAGAAATATGCTCACGGTGCCATAAGGAGTTAGGGGGTAGGAAATGAAAGTTGACATCTTAGCAAGTGGTTCAAGTGGAAACTGTATAGCTTTAACAACCAATGAAACTACCATTCTAATCGATGCAGGCATTGCTAAAACAAAAATAGAGAAACGGCTACTGGAAGTAGGTATAACACCTAATAACGTTAAAGCAATCTTTGTTACACATGCACATAGCGATCATATTAAAGGGCTGCCATTGGCCAATAAATATAAAATTCCTGTTTATGCTGGAGAGCGCGAATGGAAAAACATCAATACCGTTGAAGACGAATTAATAAGGCCAATAGGGGTTGGAGGTATTTTTGGTTGTGGCCACTTTATAGTAAATGACTTTAATGTTCATCATGATGCAATCGATCCAAGGGGATATGTTGTAAGGACATTAGACAATTTTAAAATTTCTATCTGCTTAGACACTGGCAAGGTGGATAAAGAAATGCTGCAGCACATGCAAGGTTCGAATATTTATATTATTGAAGCCAACCACGAACCACGAATGGTTGAAGCGTCTGATTATCCTAACAGCGTTAAGGCGAGGATATTGAGTCACGTTGGCCACTTATCAAATGAACAAACGGCAACAGCCCTTAGAGAGCTTGTAAGGGGTAAAGGCGAGCGAATATATCTTACACATTTAAGTAGCAAGAACAACCTTCCTACGCTTGCAGAAATGACCGTTAAAAGGGAGTTATTAAAAAAAGGGTACGAGGCAGGCAGTCACTACGAATTGGAGGTCATTTAATGCATCCTTATACTTTGGTTTTAGCTGCTTTTGAATTGTTGCAAAAAGAAAATGCCGAGCTGAAACGACAAATCGAAATCATGAAACTACAAAATATTTCAGTAGCTATTGCAAATATTATCGATGACTGGCTAAGCAGACCTTACCAGGGTGAAGATAAACGTCAGGACATTGAAACAATCGCACAAGAAATTAGTAAGTACATCCACAGTCAATTGAAAGCATGAATAGGGTGAGTGATCATGGCAAGTCCACAACTCAAAAATGGGCATACACGGATTGCCAATGAAATCCTTGAAGAAATCATGAAGCTTAATCTCAATGGCACACAATTCCGTTTGTTGTTGGCCATTTGGAGATATACGTATGGCTATCAGCGTACAACCAATGAAATGTCAATTAATTTTTTAGCAAAAGTAATCAATGCGAGCAGAACTCAAACGAATAGAGAACTAATGGCATTGATTGATAGAAACATAGTCTCAGTTATTGGAATTGGTTCGAAAGGAGCGAGAAAGATGGGGGTTAATAAAAACTATGAAGAGTGGGATGAACAGATGCCATCTAAAGAGGTAGATCCTGAAATCCCTGAACAAACTAAACAAGTAAAAAAATTAAAATACGATGAAGAAAATACTTATTTCAAAATGGCAGTCTATTTTCACGAAAAAGTTGCTGCCGTTGCAAACGAAGCAGGTATATCTCATTTAATTAAAAAATCCAATATGCAAACTTGGGCCGATGATATGCGAAAGCTAATTGAAATAGATCAAGTGGATAAGCACTTGGCCAAACAAGTTATGGATTGGGTAACACAGGATTCATTTTGGCGCACCAATGTTTTATCAGCGAAAAAGCTTCGAGATAAGTTTGTAGAACTAGCGATAAAAATGAGTGCTGAAAAGAAACCTGTTCAGCCAAAACAAAAGCCACAATATGATCCGAGAGATAAAGAAATAGAGTTCCAGCGTTGGGTACAAGATGGGAATGATCCAAATGGCTTTGATTGGAGCAACTGATTACGAACTAGATGCAGAAATGTCCGTCTTGGGTGCTATATTTCTTGAACCTGATGTAATTAATGACATTGTTTTTTTAGAATCAAGAGACTTCATTAGTGCGCGTCACCAACAGATTTTTAGAGTAATGAAATGGTTGGATGATAGAAATCAACCTATAGACATTACAACGGTTATTGAGCTGTATATGCAGCATAACAAGATGGACGAAGTAAGTATTTCATACTTAACTGAATTAGCTGTTTCTTGTCCTACAGCATCGAATGTTGTCCACTATGCAAATATTGTCCGTTCAAGAGCTATTCGAAGACGTGGGACAGATGTAGGGCAAAAAATTATGAATCTTGTACATGAAGATTATGAAACAGATGATGATTATTTTGCAGAAATCGAAAGATTAGCCTCAGAAGTAAGGCCCGAAGATGATGGAAAAATGCAAAGTTTGAAGGATACACGGCAAGGATATTTTGAACATCTTTTAAAACGAGCTGAATTTATTCCTACTGGATTTAATCTATACGACAAGTGGGCGCATGGTCTTTGGAGAGGGTGGTTGTTTGTTAGTGCTGGACGTCCTAGTGTTGGTAAAACGGCTATGCTTCTTCAAAGAATTATGGGAGTTGCCAAAAGTGGACCAGTGATTGTTTTTAGTCAGGAAATGGACAAATATCAGCTGTATGATCGTATGATAGCAAATTCAACAGGAATAGCTTATGGCCGCATAAAAAATAAAGAACTTAAAGTAGAAGAATTAGGCACGATTGAGTACGCGTATAAAGAGTTGGAGAAGTTGCCTATTTTCGTACAGGATTCCAGTGGTGTCACGATAGAGGAAGTGAGAGCAACGGCAAGACGTTTTAAAAAACGCTATGGGCAAATTGCCATGATCGCGGTTGATTACTTGCAAATTATGAGCATTCCTCAACGTAAAAATGAGACTAGGGCGCAAGCAATCGGAAATGTAACGACTACCGCCAAGCAAATAGCTAGGGACATGAATTGTTGCTTCATGATGTTATCGCAAATGACCAGGGAAAGTGACAATGTTAAAAAGCCTCAGCTATCACACTTAAAAGAATCATCATCCATTGAACAAGACGCAGACGTTGTTGAGTTTTTATGGCATGATCCAGCCGACAAAATGCAACAAGGCAAAGTCATTCAACAATTCTTTGCAAAAGGTCGAGACATAGGCATGAATGAGTTTAAATTGCTATTCATGGGGTGGAAACAAAAGTTTATTGAATTGGATAAACAGTAAGTTATAAGGCTAAGAGAGGTGAATGAGTTATGAATACCCAAGAATTTGAAAAGAAATTATATTCAAGTTTAGGATTGCAAATGATTGTAGCAGGTATGGCTAGGTTAGTTGAAGATGAAGGGCACACACCACATAAAGTTTTTGAATTAATGACATCTACTAAACAAAATATATTTCACGCTTTAGCAGAAATCCATAAGGAGGTAAATGAAAAATGATAAAAAACTTACTATGGGCAATATTCTACTTAGTAGTTGCTACAAGTTTATCTTACGATCTTTACCTTCTATGGGCCTATGATATTTGTTTGGGAAAATTCGATCAAACTTTACTAGCTGGACTTTTTGTAATTGGACTAGCTGTAAATGGGTTTTCGCGGATTTCTAGAATGATTGAATGCAAAAATAATGTATGAGTTATAGAAGTTTTTTGAGAAGTTGAAATGGAGGAATGAAAATTGGGCAGTTCATTTCCTAAGTTATCTTATAAAAATCTACAAACGATAAAGCATGCGCTACAGCAATATTTAAAGCGTGAAAGTATCACTGAAAATGATATGAAAAGTGAGCAAGCTTTGTTGTCAAAAATTAATGGTGAAATCGAATTAATGCGTGAAAGGCATCGTTTTTGAAAGATATTGTAAAAAGAAAGGGGACAAGAAAATGGAATCAGTAGAAATTTTATTAAACAAAACACTTATCTCAATAGAACAGGTTGACAATGATGAACTTTATTTCCTAACAGCCGAAGGAGATAAATTCAAGATGTATCATGAACAAGATTGTTGCGAAAGTGTTTGGTTAGAAGAAACTGTCGGGGATTTAGAAGATTTAATAGGCAATCCATTATTGATGGCTGAGGAAATAATAGAAAGTCCACCTGAAAGCGACAATTACGATAGTGCAACTTGGACATTCTATAAGTTCGCTACTATTAATGGTTATGTTACTTTACGTTGGGTTGGTGAATCGAACGGCTATTATTCTGAAACAGTAGATTTTCGTAAAGTCAATTGATAAAAGATTTGGAGGATCATTATGAGATTCATCGGTTTAGATCCATCTACTAAAACGGGATTTGTCGCACTTGATGAAAGTGGCCAGGTGCTTAGAGCCAAAGAATTAACTGGCATAGGTGATAAAGATCCTTATCGAATGATTACCCTTATTGACGAAGTTATGGCCCACATGCAAAAGGGTGACATCATTACAATTGAGGGATTCGGATTTGCAACACAGCAAGGCATACAGCTTGGTGGGATTGGTTGGGGCATGAGAATGTCACTAACTAGACGAGGATTTACATACTACGAAGTTGCTCCTAATGCTGTTAAGAAATTTGTAGGTGTAACAGGCTTCACAGGTGAAGTTGGGAATAAGAAGCGTCTTACAGGTGCAGAAAAGAAAAAAGCAATTATGAAAGCTGTAATAGATCACTATGGCTTTTCGCATAAAAGTGACAACGTTGTAGATGCATATATTTTGGCTCAAATTGCAAGAATCATGTACCAGTTTAATAGACCTGATTTTATTGGTTGTCCTGTCTATCAAGCAGAAGTAGTTAAATCGATATTAGGAAATAAAACAATTGAAATGGAGAGTGTAAAAAATGCCTAAAGTAGAATTAGACGTTTTATTTAAAAAGATACAAAAGGATGATAAAAAAGAAATTTTAGAGTTTCATATCCTGGGTGATGATGTTAAATATAAATCAGAATTAATTGGCATGGCAGGCAGCATTGTAATAATTGAAATTGGTGATGTTAAGCTTTCTGCAGAATTTAAGTCTATTCAACGCGATAGCAAGAAAGTTGTACTCAAATTTGAAGCTAAAGGCGATAGTGAAGAAAAGACTATTAAACTATATCCAAAGGCTGGCTTTAACATTAAATTACTTCTTGAACAAAGCCAAATGAGTATTGAGGATATGGATGATGAAGAAGCTCACGAGGGCCTTAAATATAATGTAAATGGTGACGGAACTACAGAAGTAGAAGGGCAAATGAACATGGATGATGTAGCTCAAAAAGAAAATGAGGACGATCTACTAGATTAATTAAACTGCCCTAGTTAATTCTAGGGCATTCCTTTTGAACAGAAGGAGGAACGACTTTGGCCTTTGAATTACCTGAATTAGATAGAAAAGCAACGCAAGCAGCTGTAGAGCATGAATTAGAAAAATATCGCATTTTTAAGCACTTAACATTTGAAGAAAAAGAAGCTGCAACTACTTCACAACTTAATGACATTGGTGGAGGAAAGGGCAATTTAACGAGTGATCAAACAGGCTCAGTAGCTATTTACAACGTTGATGAAAAGAGTGAAAGACGTAAATATTGCGAGCGTGTAGAACGTGCTGTAAAAAGGTTGCCACCAATGGAAAGATTTTTGATTGAAACAAGATACATGGCTGATGATGCCGAATACTTAACAGATATGAAAGTCTATTGTTTTAAGTTTCAACCGCCTATTTCACCACCTACTTATGATAAAATTCGTTGGAAAGCCTTTTACAAATTAGCTTTGGACTTAAACATTGCACGTACAATATAAAAAATATTTGAAAAAGAATTTTAAAATATTTAAAAAGCCTTTTAAAGCATTTGGTTTTATACATGTTAAATTAATATCATCGGGAATTGATTAAGGGAGACCTTAGTTGATTCCTTTTTTATTGTCATGACATTGACTGTACTCTAATTAGGCTACACCTTTGCTGTACTCTAATTAGGGCACACTACTGTACTCTAATTAGGGTACACAACTGTACTCTAATTAGGGTACACCTAAACGAGTTTCTTCTATATATGCAAAATCTCTAAAGAAAACAATAAAGAAAACAATAAAGAAAACTAACTAGCAAATACATTTTGCTAGGGTAGATCTCTTAATCAAGAAAGGAGTAATGTTTTGAAAATTACAATGATGGTTATTCCTCATATAGAAAAAGCATTAGGATTAAAGCTTTATGATCATCAAGTTAATTACTTACTGGATAAAGGGAATTTATTGAGTGGAAGAAGAACAGGAAAAACTTTAGCCCATTGTGTGAAATTAGCATTATCAGATGGTGAACCTTTAAACATGAAGAAGCCCGAAGATTTTAGTGATGGAAGGTTTTTAGATAATCGTATAACTTATTCAAGAGACTTCTTTAGAAGAGAGTTTATGAGGATTAGAAATATGTTGATTGATTATGGTTTTATAGTTAGAGAAATAAAATATTAACATAAGCGTACGGAAATACGTTAACAAAATTAGCATTACAAAATAAACACGTTCGCTTGTACGTGTATGTCAGAAACAAGCGATAGGTCACATCTAAACATGGTGTGGCTTTTTATTATGCATTTGAAAGGATTGATTCAATTGAAAACAATCTTTGTGGTGTTTTACTTGATTACCTGGTCAATTTCTCTTTTGTTTCAAGTGTATTTAGGTACATTTATTGATTGGATCTTTGTAGACTTAGTATTTTGTTTGTTGACAGCAAACTTCCTGTTTTGGGTTTATCGTTCTGAAAGGGCGTAGCTTTTTATTATGTCATTGAAAGGAGCAATTGAAAATGAAAGCACCTTTAACTAGATTCTACTGCATGTCAAAAGAATGTGATTTTGAAGAAACAACTCACAAGTTAAAAGAAGGAATTCCTTGCCCGAAATGCAAAGGGCCTGTTTTGTCTCAAAGAGTAAAGATCGATAAACCTGAAAGGAGCTCAAAAGCAATGGCAAACATAAACGCAACAATCAATATCAATAATATATTCGCATTAAGCAATTGGACATCAACAGAAGGTCGATTCTTTACAACGCTAAAAGGTGCGATTGATGCAGGTAAAGAATGCGATTCAACAGATGATGTAGCGATTGTTGAAATGGTGTTACAAGGTAATGAATTTGTAGAGGTTAAGCGTTATGAATCAAATGGCGAGTTGATGCAAGAAGTTGAGGAAGGATGCTAAAGAGTTGTACGTACTGTGGTGGTATTCATAAGCGTGGACAACGGTGTGCATCTAAGCCAGTAGCTACAAAGCAGACCACATACATTGATAGATTCAGATGGTCAAGGGCATGGAAGAATAAGCGAGCGCACATTGCTGATCGTGACAAACATCTGTGCCAGGTATGCTTACGAAACTTATACAATACTCAGATGCAATATAACTTTACAGACTTAGAGGTGCATCACATAGAGCCTATAGCTAATGCCTGGGACAAGAGGCTTGAGGATGACAACCTTATATCTTTATGTCGTTATCACCATGAGCTGGCAGAGAAGGGAACAATACCTGCAAAAGAATTAATAAATATTATTTTGGAGAGTACCCCCCTGGTATTCGGTGAAAAATCGTGAAATTACGGTACACCGACTGCCCCCATTTGCTCTAAAAAAATTCCCTAAATGAAAATTTTTAAGGAGGTGAGGAAATTGGCTAGACCGTCAAAAAGTGTGAAAACAA